CAGTCCAAGTAGACCGCGAGTTCCCGAATCTGACTCCCCAGCCCCGTGCCCAGCGGCGTGTGGGTGGCCTCGGCGGCGCTCACCCCAGCCAGCCCCGGCACCATCGAAATCGCTGCTCGTTCCATAACGTCCTTATGTCAGATGGACCTGTGAGTAGTAGCGTGACGGGGGCTTGGTGCGAACGGTTTTCTTGATCGCCTTGAGCACCGGGCCAAACTGCTCGGCGGCGGCAGCGGTCAGTTCTTCTGTGCTGTCGCCTACGCCAATCGCCAGGAACTTCGTCGCTAATGCTGCCAGCGGGGTGGCCACGATGTCGTTGTAGGCGAAGGTATCGCCACGCACTTCCATGTCATCGGCCGCGATGAACCCGTAGTAGCGAAACGTATAGACCCCGTCCGGCGTGGGTGCCCACAAGATCCGGTTCTCGCCCTCTGCCGCATACCTGAAGGGCTGTCCCTGTACGCTGCTACTCACCCACCAGTAGCCGGGGTTGGGGCCATGGCCCCCGGTCTCATCCACCAGGCTGAGTCTGTACGTGGGCTTGCCTGTTGTGGGGTCCAGCCCCCAGATGTCATCGAGCCTGAGCAACCCTGTGGGCCACGTCGTATACTCCTGCCCCGCAGTCGTGGTCAGATCGGCATAGGTCTGGAGCAGCTTGGGGCGGCTCGCTATGACTGCCTCGAAGCCGTCCTGGGCCATGTTCAGCGCGGCGATGCTGCGCTCTTCGTCCTGGCCACCTGAGGTGATAACCAGCTCGTTGTCGAAGATTTGCATCCGGCTGAGCAAGGTCGAGACCAGCATCAATCAGACCGCCACGGACTTGCGTGACAGCCTGACTTTGAGTTCCTCGCGGCGGTGTTTCATCAGTTTGAGAAGTTCCAGTTGGACATGCACGTCGCGGTTCCACTCACGGTGGGCACCAAGCTCACCACTGGCGCTGCTGACCGTATGAGTCCGCTTGGTGTTTCTGCCGTCGCGCTCTGCGTCTTCACGAACTTTCGCGGGGAGTCGGTCATACAAGGTGCTGGCCCGCCAAGCGTGCTCACCCTTGCTAGGCACCATCGTCCCGTCATGGTGTAAGGCATACTTGCTCCCGTGGCCGATGTTCTTGATCTTGTTGAACTCCCGCACGTCGTTTGACATTTCTCGTGTCAACCGCGAGTTGGCATCCTTCTTCCTGGCTTCGGCCTGTTGCATCTGGTCCATGCACCCCTTGAAGTACTCCGCGCCGTTCTTAAATCTCCTGGGATCTCTCATGTAGAGGTTGGCGTACAGCCTTGGGTCGAGCGGCAGCGGGTCGCCTGAATCCGGGGACTCCCAGATAAGTACGAGTGACCATCCCGGACACAGACGATGGGTGACTAATGGGTTCCTGAACCACACAATCCACGGCTTGTGGTCCATCGGAGCCCCAGCAGGTGGCTTCACGCACCTGAGATCCGGGTGGATCAGAGTCAGGTCCGTTCGTACCTGGCTTGGGCAGGGTTCCACGGCTTCGCGGTCGGGGTGCCAGTAGTGTTTGAGGGCGGCGGGATCTAGCGCGTGGGACTTATCGGGTGAGACGCCGAACTGGCCCACCTTGGCAGGCTGCCGCCCGAGACGACGGGCGAAGTAGTCTGAAGGCGAGAAAGGCATCGGTCCCCACAACAACCCTATTAGGCGAATTCACGACGGTAGAGAATGCGGTGGCGCTCCACATCCTTGTCGGCCTGACGCAAGTGTTTCCCGACATGGGCGCGGGCGAGGTTGCGCGACTGGTGGCTCGCCTTGTTGAAGTTCTTGGCAAACCCGCAGATCGAGCACTGCATGAAGCCCTTCACATCGTCCAAGACGATGCTGTCCACGACCTTGGGCTTCTCGGGGTCGCCAGAGATCCAGGGGGCCACATCGGCCAAGCCCAGGAGCACCTCATCGGCGTTGCGTCTGAGGTTGACCGAGAACTTCACCATGTCGCCGTTGGCGTTGATCTCGGAGCGGACCACATCTGAGTCGCTGCCGATGGCGAACTTGTGGGCCTTGCTCCCGCCCTTGCCGTTGTCTTCCCACCCATACATCGATGGATGACGCGGGCCGCCACGGCGTTTGATTTCCAAGGATCGCTCGTACCAGCCCAAGTACCGGATGATGCTGTCCTTGATGGCCTCAGTACCCGCCCATGGCACCTGGCGTTTCTCCCGCAGTTCCTCAAGCTCGTACATCTTGGCTAGAGTCGGCTGGATCATGTTGACGTTGACACCTTTGGGTGGCCCGCCATGCAAGGCAACCACCGGGGATTCGCCAATATGATCCAGCAGAAAGTTCAACTCTTCGACCGAGTAGTACGCGGGCTCGAAGATGAGTTGATCGACCAGGACGCTCAGGGACGCAAACATATCGCTCCTAGCACAAGGTAGAGACAGTGGCCGCGACTGAAGCGACCCAGTTGCCGCTCCAGACGCAGGCGTCTGAAGTGAAGCAGACCGCAGCCGAGAGCACGCCGCACCTGTTGTTGGCGATAATCCCGGTCGAGCCGGTCAGCAGGACCACGACTTTGGTTGAGGACGCGGTGCGATTGAACAGAGCGTTGTCCCTGATGGTGATGTTGGAGTTCAGGGTGGTGATGTTGTTGATGCACCCCAGGGTGGTCGTGAAGTTCCCAACAATCGTGTTCCCGATGAACTGGTGGCTGTCGCCGCCGCCAGCCAACTGGATGAAGTTGGTGCAGTTGGCCGCCGCCGCCCCGTGGGCGTAGTTGTCGAAGAACTTGAAGCGGTTGATGGCACCAGTGATGGTGATGCCCAACAGGCATACGAAGCTGGTGCGGGCGAAGTCGAACTCGCAGTTGTTGAATTCGCAGTCATCCGCCGTGATGTTGAACATGGTCACGACGGCATCAATGCCGGTGCCGATAAACACCAGGTTGGACATCGTGACGTTGGCCGCAGTCACCAGCCAGGTGCCAGCGGTCGCGGTCCACGTAAAGGTTGGGCGGCGACGGCCACTGCCCACGCCGATAATCGTCACGCCAGCTTTCGACACCGTGATGGTGCCCGCTGCGGTGATGTTCTCGGTGTGGCCGGGGGCCACATAGATCGTGTCATCGACCAGGGCGGCGGCCAGTGCCGCTACCAGAGTCGTATAGGCACCGCCCCAGCTGTCGCCGTTCCCGCCTGCGGTGGCAGAGGAATCGACATAGACGCTGCGGTTCTTGTACTTGGCCAGCGCAATGGCCCGTTCCAGTTCCGCGATGTTGTCACCCGAAATCCCGCTGCCCCGACGCCGGTGTCCTGTGCCAAGTACGCTTGCCATAATCGTTAATCTCCCTACTTAGATGACAGTCGTTACAGGCTCGGACGCCTGACAGGTCGCAGAAAACAGGTCACGTTGACACCTTCAAGCGCGGTCAGGGTGCCCACAAAGTCCACGCCCAGGCGCTGGTTCTTCAGGATGGTGCGGCCTGCCTGGGTCGAGGCCAGTCCGCCATTGCTGATGGTCTTGTGGACCGGGGTATCGGCGGTCGATTTCGCATTGAACACCGACGCGAGCACCGAGGTGCCTGCCACCACTGTGGTCCCCGATGACGATTTGCGAAGGTCGATACTGACCGTGCCGCCGTTGGTGGCGATGGCACTGTGGACCTCGGATGCCCCAACGATCTCGTAGTCGCAATCGGTGGCGATGAAGATGGTCTGGTCCACCAGGTCGGCGGTTGCGGTCGTGACGCCCTGGTTGAAGGTGACCCGCAGGAGGCCTTCCCAGGCGATTGCTTTAGCCAGCATGATTTATGTCCCTTATCTTTCGGTGAAAATCACGACTCGGCTATGTCCGCGATTTGGAGGCCCGCTGTTGGTTTGTCGCCCACCAACTCTGCCTGCCAGTAACTGAGCACTTCCCACTTGGCAGCCGGTGTGACCGGCATCGAGAAGTACGGCACGCTCTCATCGAAAATCTCTGAGAGAGGCCGTGGCACTTCGTTCTCGCCGTGGCCCAGCCAGAAGTGCTGGCGGTTGAACCCGATGAGTTTGTTCGAGTCGAAGAAGGTCTCTGCGCGCCACGGAATACCGCTGAACTGGTACACCGTCTCGCCCTCGGACTCTTCGTTGTAGCCCATGGCTTCGGCATCGCGCCCAATCCCGACCTTGCCGCCGAACTCCTTGACTGCGCCCAGGGCGAAGAAGGTGTCGGCACGGAGCGATTCGTGGTAGCGCCGAATGATGTTGAGGTTGCTCATCCAATCACTGATGACCTCGCCGCCACGCTCACGTACTAAGTCCATCGCCTGAAGCAGCAGGTCTTCGGTGAGCGGCCGGTTGGTGCCGCTGTTACTCATCACGACCGACTCGAAGAACTCGTTGCCTGCGGTGCCTCGGTCGATGCCGCCGATATCGCCCACCACGGTGTCAGGGTCGGCATCAGACAGCCACGCCAGGATACCCAGCATGTGGAGCGATCCGGCCGAACTGACCGAATCGGCTGTGGTGAAGTAGTCACCCGCACCTGTGGAGCTACCTGCGGTCCCTGTGGTGATGGTGCGGTTCTTCACATCAATGGCGGTCACGGCGGTGCCATCGGGACCGTTGATGGTGTTGTTGTCGGTGTCCATCAGATCGACCACAAGCCCGAGGTCAACCAGAGGGAGGGCGCGAACCGTGACTTCGGCCTGGTTGTCGGCCGCTGGCAGAATCCCCAGCTCGCCTTTGCCGGTGCCCAGGAAGTCGGCGTTGATGAGGCGGAACACACGAGCTTTGAAGGCCTCGTCCATGAAGTCCACGGCGCGGGCGAAGGAGTATTCGTCCTTGCGCGCATCCTGGAGCATCTTCCAGGAGATGTCCCACACGCCGTGGAACTCCTGAAGCTGGAACATGGCCTCGGCCGTGTCAGGCTGGCTGCGTCTGGTGGTGAGTGCGCCACCCTCGGTGTTGCCCTGGAAGACACCAGTGTTTCGCGTGCGAATCGGGATGATCCACTGGCCCCTGCCACCCAGCGGTGCCTTGCGCTTACTCAGAATCCGCCACAGCACAATCTCCAGACTCGCCATATACGCGAGCCGGTCTGCACCATAGGTGTACTTGAACATCTCGATGACATCGGTAGTCGAGACGGCCAGTGCCACGCCCTCACCGATGAACAGGCACATCAGAACGGCGGCAAACAGGGCCACTCTCGGCCACCTGCTGAAGAGATACGTGATCATCGGGATGCCTCGTCAAACTTGGTGACGGGACGGGGGCGTACTATGTGGGCGATTCTTGCGAAGCGAACATGCGGCGAGCCAGCTCTGGCCCCCGCTCGAACTTGAATTTCTGGTTCTGTCCCGGCTGGATGTTCCCACCAGGGCGCATGAAGTTGGGCCGTGAAGTCTTGGCGGCCTCGACTCGGGCCTTGTCCAGTGCGCGGACGAACTTGATCATGGATTCGACCCGTGATTTGAAGATGCCAGGCATCTCTTTGGCGTAATTGGGGTCGTTAGGGTCGTGGGAATCGAACACGTCGCGGGCGAATTCCTTGAGCATGCCCATGTGGGGCGCGACGGCCTCGTTCTTGGGGTCGAACCCTGGGAGACCTAAGTTGTTGATGGCACCTGTGAGCATGCCGTCATAGTCGGCACTCGAACTGCGTTCAGTCAGCGATCCGACGTGTTGGCCCACCTGCTTGAACTGGGCCTCCATTTGTGCGAGCTTTTGCTGTTGCTGCTGAATCGCTTTCGCAATCGGCCCAAGCCCAGACTGGTAGAGCTTCTTGAGCATCGCCCCGTCCACGATGGGCGATTCCCAGACCTCTGCGAACGGGTCTTGCTGTATGCCTTGTGGCTGCTGTGGCTGGGGCTGATTTGGTTTCTGTTGCCGCTGGTGGTCCAGGGTCTTGGCAATATTGGTGAGGAACTCGACGCCCTTGTCGTATTGCGACTTGGGCATGTAGCCGGATTTCCAATCCCCAAATTTAGTCGGCTTTCCGTCGCCAAAATCTACCAGCGCGTCATCACTGAGGCGAATCGGAGCAGGGGAGGAACCTCCTGCCCCGCCATCGCCCGGTAGTTGGGTGCTCCCCCCACCACCGCCCTGCACCCCTCCTGCGGCTCCACCGCTGCCGGGTTGACCGTCAGGGGCGAAGAGTAACCGCAAAAGTTTGTGCATGAGCAAGGAGAGTAGCACCCGATATTGGGGCAGATGCCCCTACCGGCAGGTGTCTACACAGCAGAGCTACTAGGTGTAGTGATATGAGGGCTTGACAGGCTTACTAGCTTGTGGGGCCTCTTTGCGGCTTTGGCGCTGTGGGCGAGGGCATCGTCGGCGGCCGGGTCGGGGCGCGTCGGGCACCTTGCTGCCGCTGGTTGCCTGCTGCGAGGGCTTCGGTGAGCTGGTCCTGGATGGGCGAGAGGCGAGCCTGATGGGCCTGGGCTTCAAGCTGGCTCAGTGCCGCTTCAGTCGTCAGGGCTGCGGTCTTGGCTGCGACTTGCTGTGTGGCCTGGGCGACGGCCCCCTGCATCATCTTCGACTCGATCTGTTGAGCCTGGGCGTCGTGGATCTGCTGGAGGAACGTGCGGCAGGCCTCATAGAGTTGCGTGAACCCTTGTACCACCTGCGGGCTGGCTTCGATGAACTCCATCGTCGCCATCGTGGCCTCTAACTCGTCCATCACGGCGTCGTGGTCCCAGAAGCTCTGTACCACAGCGGGGTCTACGGGAGCGCCGTCCCAAATCTTGCTGCCCAGCTGCTTGGCGATTTTGCGGTACTGGGTCTCCCGATCTTCCCGCATCGTATCCCGGTACTTCAGGTCTTGGGCGATTTTGCTCGCATCGAGACGGCCAGTACGTCGGTTGGTGTATAGGGCAACACCAATAGGAGACTCCAATCGCTCCCTGACTCGTGCCTCACGCATAGCTGATAGTTCTGGGAGGAGCGTGGAACGGTCCACTGTGATGTTGAACTCGACTCCTCCTCGGAGGATTTTAGAGGTGTGAAATACAAGCGTCTCATCTTTCATGTCCGGGCCGGTGTAGTGCAGCGTGCGGATCGGCTCGTACCAGCCCTTGACCCGATTGACCCGCATCTGGTGGACCCGCGCCAGGGATTCGCCCAGGTGCTCGAACAGCGGCCCATCTTCGCTGTCCAGGATCTCTTGGAGCATCGGCACTGACAATGTGCCTCTCAGCTGTCCTGGGAACTTCCTGTTCTGAAGCAGATCGCTCCCGCCCACAGCGTCGATATACTCGATGACCATACGGATGGATTCCACAAACCAACCCGGTAAGGGTTGCCGCATAAGGGGAGCGACCAGCGGGCTTCCGTCTTCGCTGATCCCGCCCTCGACGTGGCCGGGGTAGTCGCTTGGCACGTCGGCTTTGGTGAGGTCGCCACCCAGGAGTAGTACTTCATAGATGCTCGCGTTCGCTGACTCCCCCATTTGACTCATGCGCTTGTTCAAGAATTTCTGCGCCGGAATCATGTCGGTGATAAAATCCTCGGTCCAGAATCCATGCGAGTTCGGGCCGTAGTGAAAATCGACAATCGGGATTTCTTCGTACTTCAGCTCGTCCAGTCCGACATCATCAAGAACTACCCCGTCAGGGCACATAATCGTGCGGCGTCCCGAGGGAAAGTCTTCGTGAGCGGGCTGGTACCGCGTCAGCACGATGCCCATTGGTGGGTCGTCTGGGCCTTGTTCCCCCTGGATGGCCGGTATCATATCCCTGAGGTTAATGTTCCCGTAACTCGGGCCTTTGTCGAGTACCCTGGTCTGGACAATGCTCAGGTCGGACTTGGATTTGAGGTGTTGCGCTGCCTCGGAGCCGAAATTTTCTTTGATCCAGCCGTGGGTTTTTATCTCGGCAATGTAACAAGCCTGGTCAGGCGCGAGATCGAGGACGCTTGGGACACTGGCGTCGATGAAAAAGCACAATGGGTGGACCAGGATGCTACCGACATCACCTACCGTTGTCAGGTTCTCGGCCACCTTGAATCGTTCTGGACTCGCCCCCTGAGCAATCGCTTCTTCGACCACAGATTGCGGAAGTACTTCTTCCGTCTGTGAGTCCCGCCACAGGAGTTCATCAGTCTCGGGGTCGAAGGCGGGGACAGGCTCGACGCTGGATGCTTCAATCCACGGGACGTGTTCGATGCAGACCCCGTAGGCGGTCAGATGGTCGAGCCGGTTCCAATGCTTCTGTTTCTCTTTGACCTTGGCGTTGAGGGCTCGGATGAGATCGCTCACCACGTCGGCCTGATCGTAGGCCTTGGGATCTATCGTGTCGGGGACGGCGCGGAATTCGTTGGCAATGCTCCATAGGCGGCCAATCTTTCGGCGTTGGGCTTTTCTGATCAGGTTGAAGACGAGGTGGAGCTTGTTGCGATCTTCATCTCTATCGAGGGCTCGGGTGACGACCGTATCGTGCGCCTGCTGGGCGTACTGCTCGGCGCATAACATGGCACGGTTCAATAGGCAGCGTGCCTCGACCCCGCCGCGAATCCGCGACTTCTGCTGGCGAAGGCGTTTCCAATCCTTCGTGAACAACCCAACGATCTTGTTGGAGGCGGAATTATCTGGCACTCGTCACCACGGAGATCGAGATCGCTCTCATCCCCTTGGGGTGCAGTGACGGTTCAAACTCGACATGGACAGGGGAGGGCAGCATCAGCAGCTGCGGAAAACTGGTCGCACTCAACCTCGCCATCCCACTGGGGATGAAGAAGTACTGCCTGCCGTCATCGCCACGGATGAAGCCAAATGTGGGGGCCTCTTTGGGGAGCAGCTTCTCGATCAAGCCGCCGAGTTTGGTACTCAACAACTCAAACAATCGCTGGCCCGCGCAAGATGTACAACACCGCGATGGCGGCAATACAGACGCGCAGGATGACGGTGATATCGCCTGAGAGCGGGAACCCTAAGACGTTCGATAGCGGGACTAAGATCGCGCTCAGGGCCACAACAACGACGACGGCAATGATGATGCGCCAGAAGATGTTGCGGTCCATCTCACCTCGCGTTAGTGTTTCCCCAGATGGGGGTCGAACAGGTCAATGGCAGACCTCTCCATCGGGGTTGACGGGGTTTGGTTTTTGCTCGGTGGGACTGGCGTCTTGCTTATCGAGGCTGTCTGTTGCGGTCTGACTGGGGTCTTCTCCACCTCGACTGTGTGTTTCCGCAAGACTTTGCCGCTCATGTTCCAGCTCCCGAATCAGTGCTGCGCGGTCGCGCAGGTAGAGTTCTTTGAAAGTGATGGCGATTGGGGTTGAGCCAACCAGTGGCGATTTACTGGTTTGTTTCAGGCTGCGGAGCAAGTACTGGCACTGGAGC